CAAGGGGGACAATTTGCCCGAGCGAATGCAGGCGGCCGGGGAGATAAAAAGTAAACAACTCAATTTACTTCCCACAGGGGAATAAACTTTGCCTGATTGCGGAGGTGCCTCCGCAGGAGGCGGAGAGATTTTCGATCGCGGCTCTGCTGCGCCCCCAGCGTCCCCTTTAGGGGAAGAGGGCCGCGCCGTCAGGCGTGGCGAAAGTGTGCAACGCCGTGGGATCGTGTTCTTCCAAAGGTCGCTCCCCGTTAGATCGTATAACCGACACGTACACCCTTCCGGTGCCGCGACAGATACTTCCATTTTCTTCCTGTGTTTCCTGAAATTCAGCCAATTTTCGCTGCAAAGTATTTTCGCTTTACAGTTCAAAAGTCAGCTTCGCATCCCGCTTTTTCTCTCAGTTTGCATTTGCCATGCTCGAGTACTGGCTCGTGCTCTCAATGCGCACCATGTACTGTTCCACCAGACGCTCGGCCGTCTTGATGCCTTTCCAGCCCACCGACGCGCGCTGGTTCAGCGGGTCGTCGCCGTAGCCCAGCTGCTTCACGATGTGCTCAAGGCCGCCGCCCTCCAGCTCGGTCACGCCGTAGGCGTGCGCGCCCAGCACGATGGTGCCGAACACGGCCAGACCATCCGGGCAGGTGTCGTCTTTCCAGATGATCGCCTCGCTCGACTCCACAAAGCGGATGCCACCCAGCTTGCCGATCTCGCCGTTGAAGATCGTGTCCGGGTCGCGGTACTTGTGCACATCGATCCACTCGGGGTTGCGCATCAGGTCGTATGACGCGTAGGGGTGGATGATCGCCACATAGCTGTCGCCGAACTTGTCGGCGTTCATCGCGCCCAGCTGCGCCGCCGCGCGGAAAAACACATCCGGTGTCAGGCGGCAGGTGGAATCCAGTTCCTTGCGGCTGGTCACCTCGGTGGTCGTGCCGTCGGCCGCCACCTTGGGCGCGTAGATCACACTGGTGCCGCCAGCCAGTACGTCGCGCGTGATCGTGTCCATCGTGCGGCCGGCCTGGCTGGCCAGAATGCGCGTAGCCTGCAGGATGTTGTTGTCGATCGCGGTCAGCGTGAGCATATCGGTCATGGGCACCCAGTCGCCGTACTGGTGCAGGTCGCTGGTAATGCTGGACACATTCAGCGCCTTGCCGGTCGGGGTCACGCCCTCGACCAGCGGGGTCGTTGCCTTGTCCAGGCTGTCGTACTTGCGGAACTCGATCGTCTTGCCGCCGTTCTTCGGGATCGGGTAGCAGTCGCCGAACTGGTCATGCACCAGATTCGGCTCGGCCTGGTCGATCAGGCGCTTCTCGTAGTAGTTCTTGATCTCGGCGCTCATGCCGTCCGAGAGCGTGCTGTTCATCACGTCCGCGAACATCTGCAGATCCAGCTTGCTCTTCATCGGGTTCGATTCGGTTCTCCACATCATAACAGTTCCCTCCTGTTTTGTTTTCCGGTTTCCCCGCGCAATGCACAAGCGGGTGCTTTGCGCGGGGAAGCCTTGCTCTATTTCCAAAAGCCGATTGCTTTCGGTATCGTCCATTGATTTTTTTACGAAGCGTCATTTTAAAACAAATCAAAATGAGATTCTTGCCCCGTGCAACACCCTCCGCTCGATCTCTTCGCGGTCTGCCTTGGTCAGGCTGTTCACGTCGGTTTTCATGGCCGCCGCGCCGCCGGGGCGGGTGCCGTTTTCCAGCGGGCGGGTGTTGCGGGCCGCAATGCGCTGGGTCACGCCGCGCTCCACCGCCTGCGCGGTCGCGGCCCGGTCGGCCCCCATCAGGCGGTCGAAGTAAACCGCTTTGTAGGCGGTTTCGAGGTCCACGCCGCGCTTCATCAGATCCCCGAACGCCGGGTTCGCTCTGGCCTCGGCATAGTTAAAGTCCGGGTATTTGGCTTTCACGGCCTCTGCCTGCCGGTTCCACGCGGCGTGGATACTCTGCACACGCCCGCGCAACCGCTGTTCCAGCTCGTTGCGCTCGCGGCTGTTTTTCTGCGCCGGTGTTTCCTCCGGCTGTTTGCCGTAGGCCACATTCTGCAGCGGGTTCCGCCCGCTTTTCGGCGCATTGCTGCGCGCGGCCTGCCGCTTTTGTGCCGGTGACATCCCCGCGTCCTCCGCCGTTCCGCTTTCCGTCACGGCCGCCTGCGGTGCCGCTGCGCCCGTGCCCTCGGCAAACAACTGCAAGCCGGTGGCCTCTGCGTTTTGCTGCTGCATCGTCTGTACCTCCCGTTCTGTTTTTGGGAACAAATCCTCGCTGTAATGCGCGATTTTTACATATTCTGGCTGCTGTGCCGCCAGAGCGTCCAGCCCCAGCGCCGCAAAACCGTAGAGCACCGCCAGTGTTTCCTGATACGCCGGTTTCGGCATTGCTTCCACCCGCAGCTCCGCGTCCGCATAGCGCACGCATCCCGTCTCCAGTTGCCCCTGGCGCGCCATCTCCTCCACCGCGTCCGCCAACGTCTGCATCAGCACGCTTACCGCCGCGCACACGATATCCTGCCCTTTCGGTGCCGCCCCCGCGTGCCCATGCGCTTCGATGCTGTAGTAGCTGCCCGCGCCGAGCGCAAATTCTTTCACTTCGATTTCGGTCATACCGTACCCCTTTTCTTTATGGGCGCGCCTGTTCGGCCGCCGCCATTTCCGCGCTCAACTTCGTCTGCCCGCCGCTTTGCAGGTCGATGATCTGCGCCATCTGCTGCATCTGTTGCTGCGCTTGCTGCAATTGCTGCCAGAGCATCCCGTTCTGCCGCACCCGCTCCCGTATTTTCTCGACGCCGTCGAAATCCATCATATCCAGCGCCACCAGTGCTGCGTCCGCGTTGCCCGGCGTGAAAAATCCCAACTGGTAGCATTCCTTTGCCGTTTCGTTCTGGGAAAGTCGGCTGATCGTCGCTTTCTTCGCCGCCGAAACCGTGATATCAAACACCGGTTCGCGCCCGCCCAGCATCACGCCGCCAATGCTCTCCATCGGCCGCGCGCGCAGTTGCAGCCCGCTGATGCCCACGTACCGGCTCTGCCCGTTTTCCCCTGTGATGCGGAAGATCCGCTCCTCGTCATAGAACTGCCGGATCAGGTCGATCACCAGATAGCATTCCTTTGTAAACGCCCGGTATGCGCTCTTCAGCATATCGCGGCTCAACTTGCTGCCCGCCTCCTGCAAGGCCGCGATCGCGCTGGCGGCGGTCACGCCGCCGGAGACGCTGCCCTGGCTGAAATCGCGGTTGCCGGAGATCTCCTTGATCTCGTCGATGCGGTTGTTCAGGTAGCTCAGGCTGTTGCCCTGCAAACCGGAAACTTTCAGTTGCGCAAAACTCTCGTCGGTCAGCCGCCCGCTCACGTGCACCACGTCTTTTGAGAAGTCGCACAGCTCCTCCTCGTTCACGCCCGCCGCGTCGCTCACCACATACCGCTGTTTCGAGGCCAGCAGCACGTTCTCGTCCATCGCCTGGTTCAGCTTGTCGATCGAGGTCTGGCAGTCTTTCATCACGTCGATGTAACCAAAGCCCGCGGGGCTGTCCTCTTCCACGAACAGCGTGTCGAACACGAACGGGTACTTCCCGTGGTCGTAGAAGCCGCGCTCGGCCAGCTGCGGGTCGTCCTCGCTCGCGTACAGCACCACCCCGTTGCAGAACTTGCAATAGTGCAGCACCGTCTTGCCGCCGCTTTCCGTCTTGTAGTACCAGTCCACCACCACGCTCTTGTCGCTCGTGTCGATCGCGTCGTCGTGCACGTACTGCGCCGTGGTCATGCTGCGCCCGGTGTGCCCGGCCAACTGCGGCCACTTCTGAATGAGGCGGTCGTTGTCCTCCAACGCTAAACTGAAAAAGTGCGGCGAATCCTGAATGTCGTTCACGCCCGGTTCCCAGAACAGCATCAGCAGGTCCATGCTCTTGATGCAGATATCGCCCAGGCCGCCGCGCAGCGTCGGATCCCAGAACACGCCTTTCACGCCGGTGCCCTGCTTCAGCTTGCGCCACCAGGTATCGCTGTACACCTGCTCGTAGTCCGCCTGTTCCAGCAGCGCGGGCAGCACGCTGGAAAGGGTGCGCGCCGTCTCTTCGTCGTCCTGCGCGCGGGGCAGCACGTTCGGCTCGGGGTAGTTGTCCATCGCGTCGGCGTGCTTGTTCGCAATGCTGTTGAACAGCCACCCGCTCGAGCGCTGCCCGTTCTCCTTGTCGCCCATCATCGGGTTGCGGTACTGCTTCCAGTGCGCCAGCTTGTACCACTGCTCGTTGTCGATCAGCCGCCGTTCCAGCGCGCTTTTTCCGTTCTTGTACTTCTGCAAAATGTCGCTGGCTCTCGCGATCTCCGCCGCGCCGATCTTCTGCTGGCTTTCCAACTGCAGCCCGTCCCCAGCGTCCCTTTCAGGGGAAGAGGGCCGCGCCGTCAGGCGTGGCGCAGGGGTGTAGCTTCCGGCTTCCATCCCCAAAGCCTCCCCTGGCAAGGGGAGGTGGCGCGCAGCGCCGGAGAGGTTTTCGATCGCGGCTCTGCCGCGTTCCTCTTCTCCCGCGCCCAGTGCCCCCTCCCGCAGCTTTTGCATTGCTCCGCTGTTCGCCACAGCCTGCAACACCTGCGCGATCTGCTCCGCCCCCTCGGGCGGCATTCTCTCCTTTTGTCCCATATTTGCCATTGCCTGTCCTTTCCCCCTTGTTTTCGTTTCTCGTTGCCTCTATCGGTCCAGACTCCCGGCGTCGCAGACTCAAAATCCAGCGCGCAGCGGGTAGGAGCGTTGTGCCTTGCAGGGCTTACCCTAAGAATGGCTTCGCACGTTTTTCCTTGCAGCTGTGAACTGATGCGGAGCGCCACGGACCTCCCCGAAGATTCCAAAGGAACGCGCACGTTCCTTTGGCCGTGGGTCCAGCACCTCGGAATTGCTGGCGGCCTTTTCTGTCGCTTTTGG